CTATCTGGCGCCGGGCGGTTCGGGAATATTCGGCGTTCGCGGTCCGGCTCCGACAGGGGCCGGGGTCCGGGGTCCTGTGGTGTTTTGTCCGGGTACGGGAATGGTTTTTTCGGCTCGCTCATGGCTTGTCCCCTGTGAATGCGGCGGAGCAATTTGATTGAAATTCCATGCCGCTATAGCAAAGCCGGCGATGATGCAAAAAAAGGCCGCGTAGGCAAGTCCGACTAAGACACGCGTCCACCACGCTTTTACCCTTGATTCATCAGAGTCTAGCGTCTCATTCCAATCCGCGACATTGTTGCGGTACCTCTGCACGTCCGCGCGCCAGCCCTCGAACAGGCGCTCAACAAAATGGTAGCGCGCTCCGTGGAACACACCGACGATAATTACGCCGGTAGCAAATGAAAAAAGTACAGCGCTAGGCCACCAGACCGCACGAAGGTGCGCCATCGCGCCGATGAAACCTAAGGACCCGGCCATCCCGGCAGCGTTCACAAAAAGCAAATACTTGATTGCCTCCTCGGCCACCGAGACCTCGGTGTTGCTCAACTGCTCCCAACGAGCGTCAAGGTATTTTTCCCTGGCTTCCAGCAGGTCTTTCGGAGTCTCCGATCTTTTCATTTTATCCGGCCCGTTCCTTGAGCTTTAGACGCCAATATACCTGAACCCCTGCACCGCCCGAAAGTGCCCGCCAAACCCGCTGCCAGCGGACCGCTTGCCGGCCCGCGCGGCGCTTGCCGCGAGGCTGGCAGCGCTGCGTGCTTTGCTCTGCCCACACAGCATGGCGCTGACCTGTGTCCATGCGGGGTCGCGGCGTAGCGCGGCTGCCAGTCCGGGGTGCGACGTGTGAAACAGCGTCGGCATCGGCTTGCCGTGGCGGTTGTCACCGCGCCGCCACATCTCGCAGATCGCGTTGAGGAAGCGCAGGCCGATCCCTGCGCCTTGCCACTCCGGCATGATCACCAGCCGGCAGGCCCGCGCCTCCACCATGCCCGGTCGCGTGGCAAACGCCACGTGTGCCACCAGCTCGCCGCCGATCGCGCCCACGTAGCACGTGGCGGCCACCATCTGCGGCAGCTTCAGATAGTGATGCGGCTCAAATGCCGGCCAGTAACGCCAGTCCGTCTGCCAGATGTCCAGCTGTATTGGCGGCCGTCGCCAAAGCAACCCCCTGGTGAATTCGCCCGTCGCGGTGTCGAGCATCCAGTCCGGTGCAAGCCACTCGATGATGTCGTAGTGGCATGACAGCAGCACCACCTTGCCGCCGGTGCGCCGCCACGCGCGCTGGAATGCCAGCGCACCCACCTTGGCGATCTGCCGGTCCACCACCGAGGTGAATTCGTCGATTACCACACGCTCCGGCGTGTCGCTGATCACTCGCGCAAGATCGGCGCGGAACCGCTCGCCCATTGATAGCACGTTGTAGGGCCGCAACCACGTCGGGACCGATCCCAGCCCGACGGCCGCCAATGCTCCGGTGACAGCGTTGAAATCACCACGCGGCGCGATCGCGTCGATGATGGGTTTATCCGAGGGCCAGCGCGGCCGGTAGACCGCGCCACGCCCCCATAGCGCATCGCCGAGGCTGGATTTACCAGAGCCGCTTGGCCCGGCAATCAGCCCGATCTGCCACTCGCCGTCTTCAATCGGCAAGCTGACATCGAGCGAAAAATTTGCGCCGCTGTCGACGTTAAAGAGCGATTTAACACGGGCTGAACGATACGACTGGAAGTCGCTGCAAGCGTGCCGCACGGTGAGCTTCATACCGTCACCACCTTGCACTTCAACCCACGCGCCGAGAGCGTGGTATATACCCGCTCCTGGTGTGCTTCGTCCCTGCAAACTACGATCACGCCGTACTGCTGCTGGTACTTGAAACCGTTCCTGCCGGGCGCCTTGGGCGGCGCTTTCTTTTTCGTCATTGCGAGTCCTCGTTTTTTATTGTTGTGCTAGGCTCGCCTGGCTCCGTACGGGGCAGGCAGGCCTTGGCCGAGGCTCACTGCGTAATCAGTGGGCGGAGGTGGCCGTCGCGTGTTGACGCACGTCGGCGGTCGCCTGCCTCTATTTCTTTAATCTCGTGTCAGTGGCATCTCCTTAAAAGGCTCTTCAATCGCGTCTATGGCGTGGTTGTCTCACGCGGGCTGCCGCAACCGCACCGTTAGCCCGCCCACCGGAACATCGATGGTCATATCCGGCGGCGGCGAAGAAGGCGGCGGCGTCTGCTGGAGCGCAAAAATCTGCGCCTGCATGGCGGTCACGGCGGATTGCAGCGATGCAATGGCTGTGGACTGGTCAACCGACGCATCCGGCAGGTCGCGCGTCCACTCGCTAAGCCATAAATTCAGCAGGAAACCAGATGGGTTCCCGTTCTCAGGAACGCCAGCCACAGTCTTCTGCCAGTAGAGCTGAAAGCAGCCGTTGACCAGTGCAACCTTTACAGACTGCGCTCCGCGAGCGCCATCTCCGCTGAACACTGAAACAGCCTGCATTTGGTAGTTTCCCTCGCCCAAGGTGCTGCCCGGTGGCCGAACCGTCACGGTCAGATTATCTATGTCGGGGTTCAGGTCAGTGATAATGAGGTGCCCGGTCAGCTCAGCTCTTTTAGCATCCGCCGTGACGCCAAGCGGTTTCAGGTCAACCGTGTTCCAGACACCCGGCGGGTAATGCGGTGGGCCGCCGCTAGTCCCGTCACCGGCGAATACAACGGTCGGCCCGCTGTGCTGACTGTGATTGAAGAGCGCGTTTGATTTTATCCAGGTCATGACAACCTCGCATTTGCGGTTAAGTGAACATTCAGCCGATTGCCAACGGCAGTGGAACCGTTGCCGGTGGCAAATATCAACGCGCCGCTCTCCGATACGTTCGCCGAATTGCTGGCGGAGCAATCCGCGCTCGCCGTGTTGTCGCGAACCTGCGCATTGGCCGCCGCCGGGTTGTAAAGCGTCAGCGTCGGAGCGGCGCGCATCAGGCCGTTGAATTGGTAGTAGCCGCGCACGTTGCCCGCGCCAGCCACGCCCGACGTGAACACGAACTCGCCCGTGTTGTCGCCCGCGTTTTGCGCCGGCACCGTCCCCGCCAGGAACGTCTTTTGATACGAGCGCCGCGCCTTGGCTAACTCCGCCACGAAATCGTGATTCGCATACGCCAGCGCCACGCCGCCCGGTATCACATGGAATCGTCCGAGGTAGCCGATGTTCGAGGTGGACGACATGAAGTTCGCCTGCGCCGACGTGGTGAGATGCGCACCGGCCGCCCAAGCCGAGGCCGTGTCCTGAAAGTTGGTGCCCGCTGCCAGCGTCAGGTGCACCGTCAGTCCAGCGCCGTTGGTGTAGAGCCACGTCCCGGACGTGTCGAGCGTGAGCGTGACCTTTTGCTGCTCGCGCGCATTCGACACCGCCTGCGTGAAGGTGCCGATGTAGCGCCGGTTTGCGGCACTGTTTTGAATGGCGATGCCGTAAGTGCCCGTCACGGAAAAGTCCGACTCAAACATCAGCGTGATCTGCGACGCGCTGGCTGTTCCCGCCTTGAGGCTCGCCACATCGTAGCCCTCGATGCTGGTGAAGATGTGATATTTGTCGGTAGCCGCAATCGACGCATCCGCCGTGGTGCAGGTGATTTCCAGCACCTTTAGCGCCGCGTTGTCCGGGTCGGCCAGCGTGCGCACCTTGAACACGCCCGCGCCATCCGCGCGCAACGACCAGCCGTCCGGCCCCAGCACGTTTGCGCCGGACGACGACGTGTAGAGTGCGCCGACGTTGATCTGATCGATCAGCCAGTTGGGGTTGGTGTTCAGCGGCTGGCGGGAGTAGTCGGTCCAGATAAGCCCGTCGGTTTGGCCGGAGTCGGCAACGACAATTTGGCCATTGCTTCCCACCGCCTTGCGCACCCAAACTCCGGCGGCCGTGGCGACAAGGATGTCGCCCTTCGCCAAAGCGGCCTCGACCTCGGTGACCGAATAATCAAACGGCCACAGCTCATTCTGCGTCGGCGCCGCCGCCCAGGTTCCGGCGGTGGGCTGCGTGCTGTATTGCCGGTCGATGAGGCGAAACGGCACGTTGCTTCGCCCGGTCGCCGAATACATCACCGTGGCGGAGTCCGCGCCGGTGCCGATGGTCGTCGTGGTGACGATGCCCGACGGGCCGAAATACTTTGACGACACGGCCGGCTCCCACGCGCCGGCGTGCAGAATCTCATACACATAAGTCCACGCGCCGACGCCATCGACCATGCCGAGCGTGGCGCCGCTGGGCACCACCAGCGACTGCGCGGACGTGATCGACACCATCGTGAAGTCGCCGGCCGTGGCGGTCGCGTTGCGAACCGCAATAGCGATCGGAGAATCCGCGCTGGCGTTTGAGCCGTCGCGCGTCTTGACGGTGAAGGTGGCCGCGCCGGCGCCGACTGTGAACGCGGGCACCGACAGGTTCTGAATCAGCCCGAACGCGCCGAACGGATCGGCGCGGCTGCCCATCGCGTTGATCAGCGCCGCGATGCGTGCCGGGTAGTCCTTGCCGCCGGGGCTTGGCGGGTTGGAGGGGCGGTAGTTGGCTAGATCGGTCATGTCAGATTTCCCTGAATCTCAAAGGTGCGGACCAGTTGTTGACCAGCGAATGGATGGGCATCGGCGTCTCCAGCAGCTTCACCTGGCCCGCGTGGTCGCGTTCCAGCGTGCCGGTGGCGCCCGGATAGCCTGAGAAAAAAACATCGCCGCGCTTGCCGTAATTGCGCGCAAACTCGTTCAGCGCGGCGCGTTCGCCCTCGGACAAGAAGCTCAAGTTCAACTCGAACACGCGGTACGGCTCCACCGCGTGCGTGCGCACGCCGCCGCCGGCGGTGGGGATGTGCTCGCTGTCGTCCTGCCAGCCCATGCGCGGGCGCCAGTCGAAATTCCACACCGGCTCGAACACCGGCCCGAGGAAGATGCGCGAGGCCTCGATGTAACCGTCGGTGTTGCCGCTGTCGCTTAACTGAATTTCAAACGACTGCCCGGCCACCTGCGTGAACCACAGGTTCATGTAGGCCACCGGCCAGCCGTCGAACACGCTGCCGCCCCAGCCGAACACGCCCCAGTCCTCGTCGCCCCAGCCGGGTATGTCCTCGCCCAGCAGCACGTCGCCGCTGTCGTAGAGCACCGTGCCCGCCTGATCCTGCTCCTCGTAGATGATGAGACGCACGATGCCGGCGCTGGTGAGGTTGTGCCGGATCAGCGCAAAACCGGCCGCCGGCGTGGGGCCGTTCCAGTTGCCGTAGATAATCTGCGTTGCCGGCAGCCCGTCGCTGCGCGCGGGCGTGCGGCTCGACTCCTGCAGGTTCTCCACCGGCAGGGTAGACACCAGCGGCGGATCGGCCGTCAGCGTGGCGGCGTCCGCTTCGTTGGGCGTGATCAGGCGCACATTACCGATGGTCATGAAAACACCTCCAGCACACAGCGGTTGCTGGTGGGCGACACCCGCTTGCCGATCACCGTCACCAGCCGCCCGGTGCGAAACAGCGTGTTCGGATAGGTAATTTCGATCACCTGCCCGCAGCGCACGCGAAACGGCGCGGTGAAGCACTTCACCGCGTGCACGTAGCGCAGCTCGCTGTAGAGCGCGGCATCGCGCTCCACCTCGGCCTGCGCCTCGGCCTCGATCTGCATCAGGGTGGCAAACTCAGCCGGCTCGTCGGCGAGCAGGTGCGTCGTCGGCACCAGCGGGTTCTCCGCGACCACGGTCTTGTAGGCGGCGCCGTACGTCGCGCGATCCGCTTCACTCACGACGTTGGCCAGTCCGTCGGACTGCACGGTCCAGTTGCGGCGGTAACCGAAGCGCTCCGATTTCACCGGCAGGATGCGGCTGACCAGCTGCACGCCGTCGCGCTCGATGTCGCCGCGCTCTGCATAAAGGCGCAGCACCGGCGTGCCCGACGGCAGGTCCAGGCGTCCCAGCGTGAGAAGATCGTCGTGGTCAAAGGTCCAGAAACCGCCCACCGACTTCACCAGCGCGTCGAGCGCATTGACCACCAGCCCGCCCTCGCGAATGTAGAGCCCCAATGTCTGCGGGCACAGCGCGTCGAACGCGGTGAAGCTCGCGCCGTCGATGTCGCCGCTTGTGAGCACCGTGCGCGTGGTGACGATGTGCTCGATGAGGCCGGCGGCGGTGGTCAGATACGGCCCGCTCGATTCACCTTTGATGTCGCAGGTGATGCGCAGCGTGGGCGCGCCGGTAAGGGTAAAAGTGCCGTCGGCCAGTTGCTCGGTGAAGGCCGTTGCATTGCCGCCCTCGCGCACGGCCGGGAAATCCTCCGCCGCGCCGTCGTGCCCCTGATACTTGTGCGTGGCCGCGTCGAGCAGCGGCGGCTCGGCATTAAAACAGTCGCCGAGTGCAAGCGGCTTCAATTTGCCGGCGTTCGGCCCGCTGGCGATGCGGTTGGTCTGGATCGGCACGTTGAATGCCCACGACTTGTCACGGATGCGGATCGCGCCGCGGCGGTCGTCGAGCGCGACAATATCGGCGCTGAAGCCGTCGAGCACCGTGCGGAAGTCGGCACGCGGCCAGTCCTTATCGCCCACCAGCAGCTGGATCTCCCGCCCGTCCCATGCGTGGGTCAGCCATTCATCACCATCCCGGCCGTCGAGCGAAAACACCACGTCTCCCCATCCCGCGATCGACCGGCCGCCGAGCGCCTCCGGTATGCGCTGCGTGAACAGCGGCACCTCAAGGATGATGTCGTCGTAAGGCTGATTGGGCGGCGTGTCGGTGGGCGCCGACACAAACGGGTAGGTCGAGATATAGCGCGTGGCCTCGACGCCGTCTTTGTAGGACTTCGCCTCCGCCAACAGCACGCGCTGGCGCGCATCCGCGCGCAGCCAGGCCGTGTATTGTTCGTCGGTGATGGCCATGTCAGTCGGTGTTGTCCTGGTTACCGAATGCGGCCGACGCGGCGCTCGCCAGGGTAAAAGCGGTGGTCTGCGCCGTGCTGTTCACCGCCTGCACGATTTGCTGGGTTGACGCCTGCGTGATTGCCGCCTGCGCCGCCTGATACGCAGCGATCGCTTTCTCCAGCGCCGCCGCGAGGCGCTTGTCGAGGTCTTTGGTGTTGGCCGCGATGTCCTTCATCGTCAGCCCCATCTCGGCAAATTGGATCGACTGTTCGGTGAGCGTGTCGTTCACCAGGCCTTCGACCTCGGCCTGCCGCTGCTCAAACAGCGTCCGGTATTCCGGCGTGCTGGTGCCGTAATAGCCCGCCAGCTCCTGCACGTTGGAGCGGGTGAAGCTGCCCAGCTCGTTCATCGCGCGCGCGTCGCCGCCGCGCGCGAGGCCCAGCAGCTCCGAATAACGCGCGTTGGAGCGGTTCATGCGCTCCGTGGCGGTGAGCGGGGACAGGTCCGACAACCACAGGTCGCTGGTCGAATCCTGCAGGCTGATCGCGCCACCCATCAGGTTGAAGACGGAATCGAGCTTCATCTTCTGCGCCTCGGCCGCCATGCGCAGCAGCGTTTGCGACGCGGTTTCATTGGCCTGGGCAAACTCGTCAAGGTTCGGTATCACCTTGCGCGCGAGGGCATCTGCCGTTTGCGACAAGACCGTAGGCAGGATGTCCTGCGCGTTCATAAACGTGCCGGTGCTGACCGTGGCGCTCGTGCCACGCACGCCGCTCACATCGCGGCCAAGCAGCCGGCCCATACGCTCGACGTCTTGGTACAGTGCGTCGATCTCGCTACGGAACACGCCCGACCATTGTTCACCGGCCCAGCGGTATCCCTGGTTGCTATCGTTGCCGTACATGGTGCCGGACAGGCCGCCACCGTAGGCCACGAGACCGGCCGGGATGTCCTTGCCGGTGAGAACGGCAGGTGTCTTCTTGCCTCCCAGCCCGCCCAGCAGGTTGCCGGCGATCGAGCCGATCACGCCGCCCACGCCCGGCAGCAGCATGTTGCCGATCGCGCCGAGGCCGGCTGACATCAGGCCGCCCTTGACGTTGCCGGTGAGCATGCCCACTAGCCCGCCGATCACTGGCGCGCCGAATCCAAAGTTTCCAATGTCGGCGATGAATTGCGAGCCGCCGGTCGCCATGCTGAGGTCTTTGAACAGCACGTCCGCGATGCCGCTGCCGACACCGTTGCCGCCGATCGCGTTCCAGAGACTGCCCGCGCCGGAGGAGAACAGATTGCCAAGCCCGCCGAGCGGCGAGCCGCCACCGCCGGCCGCGTTTGCCGCTGTGGCCACCGTGCCAAGGCCAATCGATCCGGCAATCCGCGTGCCGATATCGATGATCCACTTGCGCGCCGTGAGCTGGTACAGCAGATCGATCAGCGAGGCTTTAAGCGACTTTCCAAGGTTCTTAAATGTGTCGTCGCCGTGGCTGAACAGGTGATTGAACACGGTTCTCCCGGTGCCCTCCACCGTGCTCCACAGGCCGGTGAATTCCCGCAGCGATTCCTTCTGCGCCGCGTCCGCCTCTTTGGCCTCGGAGCGGGCGCGGACCAAGTCCGGCAGCATCGATTTCTGCCGGGCGTATTCGTTGTTGATCTTCTCCAGCGTTTCGAGATCGCCATCGGCAACCTTGGCCAGCGCCGCACGGTAGGTGGTCTCCAGTCTCACCATCGCGGCGTGTTCGTCGCGTGCGCGCGCGGACATGCCGATGAGTCTTGTTTCTTCCGCGATCCCGTTGGCCTGCTCGCTCATCGACATGAACATGTCGGTGTAGATGGCCTGGCGGCGCTTTTCCGCTTCGGCCTGCGCGTCCGTGGACTTAACCAGGTCGTCGAGCGCCTTCTTTTCGCGCTCCATCCCATCCAGCTGCCGCGCGGCCGTCTCCATGTCCATGATCCGCCACTGGTCGAACTTCACTCCGGCGGCCTCGGCTTTGGCTATTGCCCGCGCGAGTTTGTCAAAATGCGTGATCTCGCCGTCGCCGGCTTTGTCGATCTGGTTTTCAAACTGCGACATCGTCTGCGCGTAGAAACTCTCCGCGCCGTTTGCGACCGCCGCGCGAGATCCACCGCCGGTGGGACGCCCCGGAGTGCCGCGAACGCCGGGCTTGTAGTTGGGGCCAAACATCAGGCGGCCCATAGCCATCTCGTTTGCCGCGTCCTGGTTGTCAAGTGCGGCAGCCCGCGCCTCCGCGTCCCTTGTCGCAAGTTGAGCCGCCAGCCGGTCGGAGAAAGGCGTATTCGACCCTCCCCAGCGGTTACGCATGTTGTTATTCGTCCGCTCGCTAAAGTCGGACGCGATGCCCTGCAGGCCGCCGATCGGATCGCCGAGCATCTTGTTTTGAATCCAGACAATCGGGTTGGATTTTGCGGCGTTTAGCAGCCATGACGCCCCTTCCAGCCCGACCGTTGCGACCGACTCCACTACCTGCCGGAATGATCTCCCCAGAAACAACGCCGCGTCTGCCAGACCGGCAAACAAGGTCAGGGTGTCGCGCCCCCACTCCTTGAGGTTGCCATCGTGCGAAAGTTTTCGAGCTTCCTCGTTCGCGCCTTTCAATGAGCCGGTATAGGCTTCGACGGCGATGATCAACGCCTCGTTCCAGATCTCGCCACGCAGCGTCTTCAAATCCTCTTCATAGCGCTTTAAAGAATTGATCTGCTTGCCCGCCGTGCCCATCGCCGCCTCGTAGGTGCCCTGCAGCCGCGTGCTGTATTCCAGCACCACATTGGCGCGGGCCTGCACCTTTTCCTGCTCGGTGAGCTGCTCGGTGGTGACGCCGAGCTGCTTCGCCATCTTCTTGTAGGAATCCTCGAAGTTCACGTTGATGCCGATGGCACGCAGTATTTCCGTCTGCCCGCTGACGATGCCGTGCGTCATGCGCTCCAGCGCTTCGGTGGAGTTCATGTTGCCGATCACGGCAGCATCCTGCGCCGCGCGCGCGAGCTTGGATGCCAGCGACAGGTCGATGTTGGCCTGCGCGAGCTTGATAACCACCTCGCGCGATTCGTTCATGGTGATGCCGGACTTGCGCACCGCTTCGGCGTGGGCGTTCATCTCGGCGGCGCTGTAACCCGCGTTGCGGCCGACCACGCCCATCACCACGCCCAGCGTCTCGTGCCGCGCGGCGAGCATGGCCGAGTCCTTGATGTAGTCCTTGATGCTGCCAGCCGCCGACGTGATGGCGTTCGTTAGCAGATTCCAGCCGGCCGAGTAAGCGCCGATCTTGTTGGCGTTGTCGGACATGGTGCGCGCCATGTTCTGATGCTCGGCGTTGAGCTTGGCGGCTTCGCTGGCCCCTTTGCCGGTTTCCTCGCGCAGCTTTTTCAGGGCTTCTTCCGACCCTTTGACCGTGCCCACCAGGTCAGAGCCGTCTGCCTTCAGCCGTATGCCGAGAACGATGTCAGTCATCTTTGCGGTTCAGCACTTTCATGGCCTCGCCGGCCATAGCGTCGAGATCTTCGGCGATGGCCCACTGGTCCTTCAGCGGTATGCGTTTCAGGCGCATCTTTGACTCGACGCCTTCGGAGCGCAGCCCCAGGTAGCCGCCCATCGCGCCGATGTTCCACTGCTGGCGGCAGGCGACGAACAACTCCAGCGTGCGCCAGTTCTCCGGCCACACCTCGAAAACCTTGTTCCCGTCACCCGCATCACCGTTGATCACCTCTGCAATCGTTGCCTCGTCAACACCGAATGAGCGAAGGTCGTCCTCCGTCTCATCACCCGCATCGCCGCCGCGCCGGCCTGCCTCGGCCCAGTGGCGCGCGGCGTCGGTCAGTTTTTTCTGCGCCCTCCGGCCGCCGCCGTGAAATAGCCCCCGATCAGCGCGGTGCGCACATACGACACCGCGAAAAACTTGGGCTTGGTTTCATGGTTGCACGGTGCTTCGCTGCCGTCGGGCATGCCGAAGTGCTTCCAGCCGCGCACCACGCGCTCGAGGAAAGCGCTGTCGCTGCCCTCCGCGAGAATCGCTTCGCGTTCTTCGTCTGCCAGCAGCTCGTAATCGACCTTGACCTTGTGGCTGATGATGCGGCCGTCGTTGCCCGGCTCCTGGATGACAACGGGCCAGTCGCGCACGATCTTCGGTTCGTCTTCGTTCGCCAGTTTGAACATCGCTTAAAGTCCTTTATCAATCGTCAAAAAAAGGCGAGCCGTCCGTGAAGACATGCCCGCCGAGTGTGCCGCTTTGGTTTTATTCCGCCCGGTTACCGAGGCGGCCCGTTTGTTGGTGCGTGCTCCTTTTCGCGCAGGCGTGGGTTACAGCACCTGCAGCGACAGTTCGTCGTCGCCCACCTGCGGGGTGAACCGCATGTCCATCTGCAGCCCGATGACCGAATCGCGGTCGGTGTAGCGCGGGTTGGTCAGCTGCGTGGCCGGCGCGTGGATGTGCACCTGCTTGCCGGCGGCGCTGCCGTGCAGTATCGACATCGCGCCGGTGGTGACCGCGCGCGCGATGGTGAAATAGTTCTTTTCCGCGATGGTCGGGTCTTCCAGCTCGATGCTGCCCGTCGGCCCGCGGTTGGGAATGAAGATGTCTTCCACGCCCGGCAGATCGCGGTGGATCACCTGGTTGTTGATCGCGCCGCTCAAGCCATACAGCCGGCCGGAGAATCCGTGCAACGACGGCACCGAGGTGTTGGCGTAGTTGACGATCTCCGGTGTCGGCCAGTTGGTGAGCACCTGTGTCGGCAGCGAGGTATCGGTGGGCGTCAAAAACAGCCCCATCAGGTCCAGCGTGATCGCCGGAATGCCGCCCGGCCCTAGGCGGAAGCCCCACGAGCCGCGGTTGCCGGTCATGATGTGGCGCTTGCCGTCCATATTGATGTAGCTCGTGACGGACTCCATCGCCGCACTGACGGGCATGTAGGCCACCTGCGCGTCGATCGAATACGTGGTGGTGTTGTCGGGCGGCGTGGTCCACGCCTCGCTGACGGTCGCCACCTTGGTGGTGCCGTTATAGGCAGAGATGATGCGCGCCTGGCCGCTGCCGGTACCGCCGGTGGTGCGGATGCGCATGCAGCGATAGGCGTCGTCGCTGCCGGAGCCGGTGGCGTGCAGCGTGATGGTTGATGCGCCGCCGGCCTGCGCGGTGTTGGCATGGGCGCTGCCCAGCGTCACCTGCGCCATCGCGCACGCGCGCAGCAACGGCCCCCAGGCGGGCGGGGTGCCGGCGGCGCCGCTGCCGGCGAGTTCCACCTCGCAGCGCAGCCGCACCGAGGACGCGGCCACCAGCTGCACATCGTGCCCCAGCGTGTGGCGCACGATATCGCGGTCCACGTAGGCGAGTTCGAGCGGCGTGAAATCAAACGCCGCGTTGCGGATCGCGATCGCGTTGGCGGCGCCGGTCGGCGTCGGGTCGGTGTTATAGACCGACTCGATCTTGGCCAGGATGACTTTCTTGCGGAAAAAGCGCGTGGACATTAGGCGTTCCCCTTGTTCTGTTCATCCGCGGTCTTGACGGCCGCGAGGCCGCGCGGCTGCTTTTTCTGCGGCTCGTCGACGTGCGTTGAAGTGGGCGGCAGGGGCGCTGGCGCGTCCTGCGTGCCCTCAACGCGCTTCACCTCGCCGTCCTTGCCGATCTCGAATGCGCCGCCCTGGCCTGGAAGAATGTCATTCATGTCAAGCGCTCCGAATAATTGATTGAGTTGCAAAGTCGTCCTGCCACCACAGCACCTGGTCGTCCAGTTGCAGCATGCGTCCACCGGCAAACTCGCACGGCGCGAAATCTGCCGACGGCTGCCAGCCGTACAGTGCGTCGCGCACGGCCGCGCGCAGATCGATGATGCCGGCGAGCGCCTTTTCGCCGCGCGCGTCGCGCAGGTTCTGCGCGGCAAAGATCACGCCGAACAGCGTGCGCACCGTCTGCTGCGTGGCCATCGTGGCGAGCTGCTGCTCGCCGGCCGATTCCGACAGCGGGATCACGAAGGCGCACGGCAACTGCCTCACGCCGTCTGCGGCAGACGCGCCAAAGTCCGCCGCGCCCTTGACGCTCTTGAGCGCCGGCACCTGGCCGGCGAGGCGCGCAATCGCGAGCTGCGGGTCGAAAATCGGCATGTTTGCCATCAGGCGAAATCACTGAGTGACTCCCGCGTGAACACGCGTTCCTGCTGGTCGACCTGCGGGCCGCCGGTCGATGCCAGGCTTGCGCCTTCCTCGTCCGGGCCGAGACTGACCGTGCCCTTTGAAACCGCATTCAAGGACTTGACCACGTCGTCGTAACGGCGCTTGACCTGTTCGGTGACGCGATCTTCATAGAGGTAATAGCGGGCGATCTCGCACGCCCAGCGCTCCAGCACCGCGGGCACCGGATCGAGCGGCAAGGTGTACCGGCTCGCCAGGTAACCGTTGATCTCGCCGTCCGCGTCCGCAAGCGCCTTCGCCACCACGGCCGCGTCGATCGCGCCGGCGTTTGCGCGGTCGGTGAGTTCGGTCAGCTCTTGCTGGCCGAAGCGGTCGATGAGGTTTTGCTGAGTGGCGTAGGTCATGGTCGGCCGGGTCACCTACACGCCCCCGCGCAGCCGAAGCTGCGCGGAGGGTAGGCCCTGCTGGCGGCGGCGATGTATGCGTTAGGCGACTGCCGGGCTGATCAGGTAGCCGGCGTCGGCGCCGGCGATCACCGGCTTCAACTCGTCGGTCACCGGGTAAACCCAGCTCTTCGCATTGCGATCCTGGTAGGGCTGCTCAACGATGGGGAACCCGCGCAGGCGGTAGGTGTAGCCGTAGGAGGGCAGGCCCATGTCGGCGATGCTGCCGATCTCGGTGTAGGCCAGCACGGCGGTCTTGCCCCACACGTCGGTGAACGCGCCCGCCGCGTTGGCATAGACCGCGCCGCCGATGACCACGCGCTTGACCTGGAACAGGCTCGCAAGCAGCTCTACCGTCGGCACGTCGCGGCCGGTGTATTTGATGCGCTCGATGATCTGCAGGTTGCTTTGCAGGCCGGCGAAAGTCAGCGCCGACAGCACCATCGTGTTCGGATAGCGGCCGGTCTTGGCGCGGATCGCCTCACGCGCCGTCATCACGTTGCCGATCGGGTCGGAGTCGGCGTGCTTGGCCGACCACAGGTTGTTGCCCGCCAGCGTGGTGAGCTTGTTGCTGCCGGCGTAGTTGCCCGCCGTGGTGGCGAGATCGGCCTGAGCTTTCTCGGTGCGCAGCGCGATGATGTTTTGCGTCTTCATCACCGCGATGCGGCCCATGTCGATGCCCGGCACGGCGTTGGCGTCCTGCATGATCTCGAACGGCACCACGCCCTCAAGCGCGTGCTGCTCGAGCGCGAACGGCGAGCCGTCGTAGCCGTATTGCACCCGCTTGGTGTTTGCGCCCGGCGCGCGGCCGGTGCTGTAAATCTGGAAATCCTCCTTGCGGAAGGTGACGATCTTGCCGCCGCGCTGATCGACCGGCACCACCGGGAACAGCGCATCGCCGACAAAATCCTCGTTCCTGTAGCCCTGCGCGGCGGTGCTGAGGATCGGATCGATCACGCGCGCCTGCGCGGCGGTCATCTGCGTGTTGCCGAGCAGCGCAACCGCGCCGGCAAGGGCCGGATCGGGCGTGGGCAGGCCGAGGGCGTATGCGACTGACAAGCATACGGCGGCGACCGTGAGGAAAATATAGTAGTTGCGTTTGGTCATCGGACTTCTCCTGTGAGTGATCGGGTGGGTGGCTTCGTGTCTGTGTGGGTGTCGGGGCGGCGGCGGTTAGCGCAACAGCACTTCGATGAACTCGCCGGCGCCGCCGGCTGCCTGCAGCGCGTCCGCGAACACGTATTGCGGCAGAATGCCGCCGGTGATCGCGCCTTGCGTGGTCACATCGCCGTTCGCGGCCGAGGACGTAACCGGCGTTGCGCCGGCGTTGATGGTCGGATCGGCAACCGCGAGAGCAGCGGCGGCGACCGCGCGGCCCTGGTTGTCGACCGTCAGCGCGTCGCCGACGGCGATCACGCCGCCGGATTCGACGAACGTGGTGCCTTTGCTGTCCACCGTCAGCGGATCAGCCAGCACGGCCGCATTACGCGCCACGCCGATGATTTTTTGTCCGGCCACGGACGCTTCCGCGCCGTCATGACCAACGCCGCGCTGTGCGCGAATGACGCCTGCCGCGGTAATCGTCAGGGCCAAGAGGGATATGCCTTGTTTGCTCATTGGGAGTTCTCCAGGTTGTTAGGGGTGGCGATGCGGCCCGCGTTAGCGGCTGACGGCCGCGATAGCGGCGTCGTAGGTGGTGTTGGGGTGTTGCGCCTGATAGTCCAGCGCCTTGCCGTGCAGCTCCAGCCGCGCGGGGTCGACCGAGTAGCCAGGCGGCGCGGCGAAACTCACCGTGCCGGTGTCCTTGTTGTCGGCCGGCGTGCGCTCGGCGTAGTCCACCTGTTTCGGCAGACCCTCGAGGAAGGTTTTCAGCCAGGCGTCGGGCGCGACGGACTTCTTATCGTCGCCTTCACCGAATTCGATCACGCCGGCTTCGTTGGGGCCGGCCATGAAGGCGATCAGACCGTCCTTGTCGCGCGGCAGCAGCTTGCCGTCCTTCACCAGCTCGCCGACGAAATCCACGATGGCGGCGCGGCGGGTGGCGGCTTCGGCCGCCTTCACGGCTTTTTCGCGCTCGGCAAATTCAGCGGCTTGCTTCCTGAGCGCGGCTTCCTGTGCGCTCACTTCCTCGGCACGCTTGTCCAGCGCAAGTTTTTCGGCGGCGATTTCGGCTGCGGTTTTCATATCGTCTTCCTCGTAGTTGTTGGGTGTGGCGCCGTCATTCCTGCGGGCCAGTGCCTCCAGCGACGCGACGGCGTAGCCGGGGATAACCTTGTCGGCTTCGTCGAGGCCGTCCTTGCCGATGATCCAGTCGCGCAGGCGCCGCCACAGCGACGCGTTTTGCATATCGCCCCAGTCGGCAAAATCGATCACGCCTTCCTCGGCTTCGGCGAACTCGGATTGCCGCAGGCCCTTGACGGCGGGCGGTTGCGCGCCGAGGAAGCCGATGTGGCGCAGGTAGTAGACGCCGGGCACCGGGTTTTGCGGCGAGTCGGGTGCATACCATGACGCCGAGATTTTTTTGACGCGGCCGGAGCGGTGCCACTCGACGAACTCGGGCGCGAGTTGCTGCGGCTCGGCCTCCAGATCGGGCGCTGCAAACGACAGCGACTTCGCCCAGCCATACGCCGGCGTGTTGTGCTTGGGATGCCCGATGACGATAGGCGCTTCATGTTTCGCCGGATCGTAGGCGGCCGCACTCGCGCGCAGCATTTCTTCGGTAAATTCATGCACAACGCCGTCGGACGCTACATGGCGGCCCACCTTGAAGATGTGAATTTTGTCGGTGTTCGGCATAATTGAAGTCCGCAGTTTCCCCTCGTCGCGTGAGCAACGTAACGTGAAATTCTTCATTTATTTGCTACACAGATACGCGCGCGCGCGACCCTTCGCGTCAGGTTTTCTGTCGGCTTATCCTTTCCCCGCCCGCGCCATGTGCTCGTTGAATGTGGCCACGATGTCCTCGCGCCACAACGGCGGAAGGCCTTCGAGCGGCACCTGCGGCCGCGCGGGAATCGTGACCTTCTTCACCGACACCCATTGCCCGTTGACCATGAAGCGCAGCGCGGGCTTGGTCTTCGGCTTGATGACCGCGCCGAATTGATGCACGGGCGCGCGGCGGTCGGCGGTGCCGACGGTCAGCGTGTTGCCGTCGACGCGGTAGTTGAAGCTGGCCATCAGGTGCCCGCGATCGCGCAGCGGCTGGCCCTGGCGCGAGGTGAGCGGCTTCCACTTGCGACCGTAGGGATCGGTACCCGTGTGAAAGCCCATCTGGATGCGGGTGAGCAACACCCGGCCCACGTCCAGCAGCGGCTGGCGCGGGTTTTCACCGAGCGCTAAAAGCCGGTTAAAGGCGTCCATGACGGCGCGGTCGTCGATCTCATGCGCCATGCGCCGGACCTCGTGGTAAACTGCGCGCTCGCGGATGACGACCGGAAAGGCTTCCGGTCACTGGGCCCTGGCAACAGGGCGCTGTATGGAGGGTCTGCCGTCCTCCCATCCGCGTCCTCATTTGTCCACCACCACGTAACGCCCGCCTTTGATCGCGGCCTGAATGTCGGCCACGTTGATTTTTTGCGCGCTGCGGATATCGTTCAGTTTTTCACCGCGCGCCTTGAAGTCGGGCCGCACTGCGACGCGCACGCGGCGCGGATCGGTGAGCGATGCCCACAGGTAAATGAGGGTGTTGTTTTCGGTGTCCCACAGCGCCTGCCGCTCTCCTGCCAGATTCGCCGGCAACGCTTTCCATTCCTCGACCGTCAGCTCGACGCCCTTGGCGGCATAGCGTTGCGACTTGGCGCCGATGATCAGTTGATCCGACACGGCAATCTCGGCGCTCGCCGGCGTCACACCGCGCGCTGCGAGGAACGCGAGTTCGCTCTCGCCGATCGCGCCGACGATGGCACGGCTGCGGGTGGCCTTGCCGGCTTCGACCGCCTTGTCGACGAACTGCTCAAAGTGCGATGCGATGTCGGCAACGATCTTGTCGCGTGTGCCCCGCCAGAACGCGGCGCCCAAGTCGGCGGGGGCGGCGGCAATCTTTTCCATTGCCGTTGCGGCCAGCGCCTCGCGCCTGGTCGCACCTGGCGCGTAACCAAAGCCCGGATCGACGCCGGCGGGCACCTTGACGATTTCGCCGGTACGCGGATTGGTCCAGTCACGCATGCCGTCCTGGGGCGCCGGGTCCGGTCCGTCCTTGCCCAGCGCCTTGAGATCCCGCGGGCCGAGCTGGATCACCGTGCACCGGCAGTTCCAGCCGTTGGGCGGCGTGTGCGTTTTCCACCAGGCATCGTCGGCGCGCAGCACTTTTCCGTTCCACGCCGCGTGCTGCGGCCGGGTGCGGCCGTCGAGGATGGCGGAATACATGACGTAGGGCGCACTGCGCTTCGTCTGTTCGATCGCGGCCCAGTGGCCGGCCGCGTAGCTCGTGCGCAGGTTGACGTCGTAGATGATCTTGAGCCGGCGCGAGCTGCCGAGCTGCACTTCGCGCGCTTCGCCGGTAGCCGGATCGGTCATCATCTGCCGGCCCCACCAGCCGCGCCGCTGCAGCTCGGGCTTGAGGTCCGCGATGAATTCGCGCAGCGTGCGCCCTTCGCTGATCGCGCGGTCGACGAGCGCCTTGACGTCGGCGAGCAGGTCGAGGTCCATCATCTTGGCCACGGTGAATGCGTGATCGTGTTCCTCGTGCAGCATGTCCTGCCAGGCAAACGACGCCTGCAGCCCCTTGCCTTTGAAAAACGCGACCGCCTTTTCCGGCGGCTGATTGAAACTAATCGCGGCGGCCAACGGTGCGGCCCATCAGTTGCGCCACAAAAGCCGAGCGCGAAAGGGATTCGACGACAGCGGGATCTGGCTCACCGGCGAGCAGGCCGGCAATGCGCTCACGGAATGTGACGAGATCTCCCGTTGCTTCGGCCATCGCGATAATTTCGTCGATGCGCGGCCCCAGCGCTTCGGCAAACTGCGCCGCGAACTGCGCGGCCGCCGCGTCGAGTGCCTGCTGGTCCTCGGTGGCTGCGATCGCCGCCGACGGCGCCTCCGCGAACTCGGCGTCGGGCTGTTCGCCGCCCGCATTGGGCACCACGCTGCCGCCGGCCGGCGTGGTTGTGGGCGCGGCTTTTTTCTTCCAGCGGCCGCCGTAGGTATCGTTGATCTGGTCGATGTCGGCCGGCTCGTAGCCCATGTCGTGCAGCGCTTTGTCGACCTTGGCCTTTTTCTCGAGGTCTTCGCCTTCATCGACCACGCGCCACACGCGCGGGATTTTTGCGCCGGGGAAATTCCACTCCGTCAGCCAGCGCGCGGGGCCGTTGTTGAATGATTCACACACCAGATCGGCGTCGGACTTGACCAGATCCTGCCGCACGTCCATCTGCACGTCGGCTTTGTATTGCCCGCCGACCGCCTCAGAGGTGAGCGTTTGGCCCAGCACCACTTTTGCAATGGCCTGATCCATGCGGTCATGCAGCGCGGTGTAATCGGCGGTACCGGAGCGCGCGGCCTCGAGCAGTTCCACCAGCATGCCCTCCGGCACGATGATGCCGGACTCGGTGGAAACCGCACTCAACGCGTTGAGCAGGCGCGTTTTTTCCTCGGCGGTGGCGTTGCCCGGATACTTGCCGACGGCGGTGGGCTGGCCGAATTTCTCCAGGAAGATCAGCCAGAATTTGATGTCATTGCGCTTGAAGAACACCGGCCAATACAGCCAGTGCGCGAGGCCGAGGCCATACGGTTCATCGTCGTGATCGGCGCCGGTGGCGTAAAACCAGAATTTCCGATCGGGAACCGGCTCGCCCGGATTCATCTTCGACATGGTGAGCAGGCGCAACCCCATCTCGCCGTCGAAGCCGAAGCGCCGGCGGTCGCGCACCTTGATCTTGTCGATGGTGACGTAGCGGCCGTCCTGGCCCCACAGTATTTCGGCCACGGCGTAACCGTAGAACACACCGTAGAGCATCTGCCCGGTGACGTTGTCCCAGCGGATATTGTCGAGCTGCTCCTTCAAGAACTCGGCCGCCGCTTTGTCCCTGGCGGTCTTGCCGCCCGGCTCAACTTCCCACGGCTTGGATACCACCGCCAGCTGGCGCTGCGCCAGCGTCGACTTCACCTGCCAGTCGCGCAGCACCTCGCGATAGATCTGATAGTTGCCCGAACCGCGAGCACGCAGCACATCGTCCTGCGGCACCAGCAGCTCAAACGGCGACACATAGCCGCGCGTGATGTCACGGCCGTCGCGCGTGCTCGCCACTTCGAGCGATTCAGGACGCGCGGCGCTCTCCGCAAAGCTGGCCGGCACGATCAATCCGGTTGCGTGTTTTACATAGTCGGTCATGCGAAGCCTCCGAAGTCGTTACCGCCGCCGACCGTGCCGAAGCCCGCGTCGGTGTGGCGCGTTGCCGCAAGCCGGCCATCGTCGAGCATGGCGCCCACGCGCGCGGCGCCGGTGCTTTGAAATTCAATCGGCACCGCTTCGCAGCGCGTGGCGGCCCATGCCAGCACGCGCGCGATCACGCGGTCGCCGTGGCGCTGTTCGCCGTCGCTGCCTTTGTCGTGCCCGGCGTCCACCGTCGGATAGCCGTTCTTCAGCACCACGCGGCGGTGGTCGGCGATCTCATCTTCGTCCTTGGGCAGCTCGACATTGCGCCCCTCGAGCGCGCCCTTGTAGGACGGGAAGTTCTCGGCATACCAGGTGGGCGAAGCCATTACGCATTCCACGCGCGACACGCCCAGCCGCTGCAGCGCGGCTTCGGCGAGCTGCTGGCCGTTGCCTCGAGCGTCGAACTTCACGTGGTGCAGCAGCGGCAGGTTGTCGAGCAGCCAGCGATTGATTTTTTCCTGCACGTCGAACGGGATGCGGCGCAGCTCGAGCGTCAGCGTCGAGCGCCAGCGGTTCGGCGAAATCTCCTGCATCACGCCCTCCACCGACAGGTCGCCGCTGCGGCCGAAGTCGCGGCCCACCACCGAGCGCACGTTCGGCAGGCTGTCGACGGCCGGCTTCAGCACATCCTCGATCCAGCGGTCGGTTTCTTCCAGGCGCGTGGGACTCAGCATCCATTCCGGCGGCTTGGCCCAGCGGATCACCTTGCACTCGTCCGTCTGACAATGCTCGACCAGCGTGCGGGGCAGATACACGCCGCCGCCCATCGCCGGTATGCAATCCAGTTCTTCCGCCGCACCGGCGCCGTATTGCGCGCGCACGTTGGCTTCCCACTCGGCGCGGGTCTTTTGCTTCAGCCTTGCGCCCACCACCAGCTTGACGCGCTCATACAGGCCCGCATCGAGCGCGTCGGCAAAGGTGGTTTTGTGAAGTGAATAGGGCAGCTTGCCCGCGCGGCAATCCTTCACCATCAGGTTGAACGGATTGTCTTCGCCGTTGTGCGACGACAGGATGCGCACGCGGCCGCCCCAGATCAGCATGGCCATTGCCGCCTTGATCAGGCCCGGCAGGTCGTCATGGAACGCGGCCTCGTCGATGATCACCAGACCTTGCTTGCCGCGTATCGAACGCGGGCGCGATGACAACGCCAGCACCTTGAAGCCGGAGCCGAAGTCGATGCGGAATGCCTTGATGTGGCGAACGGCGCCGTCGTCGGTGGTGTCCTCGAACATCACCTCGCCCATTGCGCCGGCGGCCTGGTTGAACGCCCGCGCCCACATCGCGCAGTCGTCGATGAACTCCTTGGTCATGTCCTCGGAGTAGCCGATATACAGCGCGTCCATGCCGCCCTCGTCGGCGGCCGCGCCGGCGGTCAGCACCGCATCGGAGGCGGTGCACCAGCTCGCGCCGATCCGGCGGCTTTTCTCCCACACCGCCACGTCGGAACGGTCTTTCACCCACGCCTGCTGCATGGGCAGCAGGACGGCCGGGGCAGCCGAAGTTGCACCTGGCGGATGCAGTTTGGGCGCCGGGATCGGGGCGCGGGCGGCCACCGCCAGCGGCCGCATTTTGGCCGGGCGGCCGGATTTGGCCGTTTTTGGGGGGGTCTTTTTCAAAAAAGTCGCGCCAGAGGCTAGTACCGTGGGTTTTTAAAGGGGGCTTAAAAGGGGTCGGCGGCCGAGTGCGTAGGGTGGCTTGGCCGAAATCGGTGTGGCGCGTTTTGGCGCGTTTTTCGGTTTTCGGCCAAATGGCACATTTGCGGGCCTCATTTCAATTCAAGTGGCGGATTGAGTTCGCCGGTCACCCGAAGGCCGAACACCGGATCGGCCATCAGCGTGCCGGCGAGCTGCACGATCACGGTATTCAGGCCCAGCAGCCATTCCAGCCATTCATGGCGGGCGACGACCACCGGCGTCTCGGCATCCAGCCGGGCGAAGTAGCAGGGGCAGCAGCCCAGCCAGCCTTTGTGGGTGAAGGTGGTTGTCACGCGGCAATCCCCAGAATCTCCCGGCGGATGTTGTCGACGCCGGCGGCGGTGAGTCCGCCTTTCTTCGCGATCTTGGCCACGCGGTCGGCGGCGGCCGCGAGCTTGTCGCGGATTTCGATCTCGTGCTTTTTCTGCGCCACGCTGGCGCGGGTGAGTGTGGCCAGGTTCTTGGCCATCTTCGACACGATGGTCGCGCGCGCCACCGGATCGGCCTCGTCCTGGATCTCCTGCATCGACACCATGACGTCGAACGCCTCGGACTGGATCATGCTGATCACCGCGGCGCTGCGCAGGTCGGCGTCGTCGGGCGCTTCAGCGGCGATGATCCGCGCGGCCTCGGTGCTGGCCTTGATCGCCGACAGCCGCCTTTCGAGCTGCGAGCCGTAGCGGTGCACGGCACTCTTGCCGATGGAATAGCCGCGCGCCTTCAGCTCGCCGGCCAGTTTTTCATAGCCGGAGAAATTGCCTTTAAGCAATGCTTCATCAAGCCATTGCTTGACGGCCGGCGGCAGCGTTGAGACCTTGGCGCGCTTCACCGGCGTTACCAGTATTTCGCCGGGCGCGCGATGCCCGGATCGACGTCGACGGTGTATTCGACGATATCGACGCCGTGGCGGGTGAGTTCGGAATGCCAGCGGCCGTCGGGCTGCTTCTTGATTTCCACCAGCTCGCGATCGGCCAGGTAATCGAGCTCGCGACGCACTTCGTTCTGCGTCGCGTCGGGATACTCGGCCTGTATGATCGACAGCAGCACCGATTCAAATGCGCCCAGCGGCCGTCCGTTGTTCAAGGCGAGCAGCAGATTCCAGCGTATCGTTTCACGGCGAATTTTTTCCGAGTTCATTATTGTTGCCTCAGCTTCAGGTTTTCAATTTTCATTGCCAGCCCATCGATCTTGGATTCCAGGATCGTCTGGTTGCGCACCCAGTCTTCGCGGCGCACGTAGTCAAGCGGCAGCGACGCCATCAGCTTCAGGAGATCCCGCTCGATGCGGCGCCATTCCTCGCGCTCGGCCTCGGCGGCCTTTTGCAACGCGTCGAAGCGCTGCACCCAGTGCTGCTGCGCAACGTCGCGCGACCGTTCCTGCGCACCGAAGCGCTGGTCCAGTTGGCTGTCAAATTGCGCGAACAACACCTTGCCGAACCCGGCGACGCAGCCGAAAAAAGCGAACAGCATGAGAATCAAATGCCACAGCTCCAGTTGAATGGTCATCGTGGTTTCCCTTTTTTCTTTTCGATGATTTCGGCGCAGGTGATGCAATGCTGCACGCCGGGCAGTGCTTCGCGCCGCTCCTGCGGGATCTCCTCGCCGCAATCCGGGCGCTGGCAATGCGTGGCCGATTCGCCGGCGAGCTTGCTGCCGGCGGCGGCGAGCGCCGCGTCGAGGTGGCGTTGCTGGCGGTCGTTGGCGACGTCGATGATGTCGGCCATGATCAGGATGCCCGCACCGGCAGTGACAACGCGATGATGGGTTTCTCGCCGTTGGTGAGCGTGGCCTGGCACTTCAGCTTGTAGACGTTGCCGTCGACGCGCCCGATCACCATCTGGCGCACCAGCGGACCGGATACCGTCGCCGAGCCGTTCAACGTGTCGGCGCTGCCGGCGTCGCTGCCCGCTTCCATTGTTACCTGCACGACCGGCGAGCCTGTGATCTCAACTCCTTCCGGGATCTCGTTTGTGAAGTCGAAGGTGGCGATCTTCCATTCACCCGGATCGATGGCGGGAAGCATGGTGCTCATGCGGCGGCCCTTGTGGTGAAGTCGCGGGCCGGACGCGCGCCCTGAAACCGGCGCGGCGCGCGGTGTGCCTGAAGCGTGCGCCCGCGGCGGCCGGCGCTGAACGTGCGCGGCTCGCGCGTGCCGCTGAAGCTGCGCGGCGGGCGGCCCGCCTGGTAATTCATGTCGGCGGCCAGGATCGGCGCGTCGCCCAGCGTGCCGGCTGCCGCCGTGGCGGCCAGCGCCTCGCCGGACAATGTGATCTGCGTTACCAGGTCGCCGGTCACGAGCGCCCGCACCAGCGCCTGCGCGTCGAGCCGGATCGATATGGTGAGCGCGCCATCGGCCGAAGCCACCGACGCGGCCGCGCCCTGCAGCGCAATCTGCGTGGTCAAAGCGCCGGCTGCGGCTGCCGCCGTGTTCAGGTCGCCGGCGAGCGGGATCTGTGTGGTCAGCGTGCCGGCGGCCACGGCCACGGCCTGCGCGTTGCCTGCGAGCGCGATCTGCGTGCTGATCGATCCGGCGGCGGTGGACTGTGCTGGTGCGCTGCCCGCGAGCGAGATGCCGGTGGTGAGGCCCGCCTGCACGAGCGCGGCCGCGATGGCCGCACCGTCAAGTTTGATCTGTGTGGTCAGCGTGGCTTGCGCCACGGCCGCGGCTGTCGCCGCGCCGCCCATCTGGATTGCGGTGAGCAGGTCGCCGGTGGCGGCCACCGCGCCCTGTGCCGCGCCCGCCAGATCGATGCTGGTGGTGAGGTTGCCTGCGGCTGCGGCTGCGGCCTGCGCGTCGCCTTCCAGTTGGGCGGCCGGGAAGGTGAGCGTCGCCGCTCCGGCCGCTTCGGCCTGCGCCGCGCCGGCGAGCAGAATCTCCGTGCTGATGCCGGCGGCCGCCAGGGCCTCGGCCACGGCGGCGCCGTTGAGGCGTATCTGCGTGGTGAGCTCGCCGTTCATCACCGCGACCACTGCCGCCGATCCGGCGAGCGGAATGCCGGTGGACAGCGCGCCCGCGGCGTTGGCCACCACCAGCGACGCGCCGGCCAGTTGTATATCGGTGGTGAGCGCGCCGGTGGCGGCGGCGACGTTGGCGGCGTCGCCCTGCAGTACAGCGCCAGAGTTGCCGGTGAGTAAGAGCAGCACGGGGTTACTCGACCGAGAACGTGATCAGCCAGCCGGTATTGCCGGCGTTGCTGTTGGTCACTTGCACGCAGCGCAGGCCCTGATTCTGGCGCAGCATGATGCCGTGGCGGCCGGTGGACGGCACCAGTTGCGGCGGGATCAGCTCCAGCCCTCCCAGTGACGCAATCATGATGGTGGCGTTGTTGGTTTCCTCGGACGAGATCGAGTAGTTGCGCAGGTCGGTGCTGGCCGCCGCGCCCCCGGTCGGCTTGGAGCGGCACGTAATGTCGGCGTCGAGCGCCGTTTGCGAGGTGTCCGGCAGCCAGGGCGTGATGGCGGTACCGCCGGTGCCGGCGCTGGTGGTGCGCTCGAGCAGCCAGTCGAAAACCACGCCGGTGACCGCCGTGGTGATGTTTGGAATTTGGAGAATCGACAGCACGCGCACCAGCAGCGTGGCGTCGGCGTTAAATAAATCCCAGTGCACCGTGTTGGCCGAGGCGACGTGAACCTGCGACGGGATCAGCGCCACGTACAGATCGCGCGAGCCGAGGATGTGGCCTGTCTCGTCCGCGACCATCACCACCTGGTGCTCTTTGCTGTTGACGGTGTGCGTGGCGACCGTGGCGCCGCTGCCCGGCGTTACCGTGATGGAGTCGCCCGCCAGCGTGGCCTTGATGCCGCTGGCGATGGCGGTGCGGCGGGGAATGCCGCGCGCCTCCAGCGCGTCCAGCTCGCGCGTGCGCGCGGCGGCCACAGCGTCGGGGACGAGCAGCCCGCCGGGCAGTTGCGTGAAGCCGCTGTTGGCGAGCATCAGTTATCGATCTGGATGGTCAACGCGCCGGCGGCGAAGCTCGGCGCGGCGTCGCCGTTGTTGACGGTCTTCGAGGCGGTGAGCGCGGCGCAAAACAAGAGGTTGCCGCTGCTCGATGCGTCGTAGATGCCGAAGTGGGTGATGACGCCCCAGTTGCCGGTGGGCGCCGGGAAGGTCACCGCGTTGTTGTTGGATGTGGTGCCGCCCGTGCCGGACGATGCCGTGGTCGACCCGGCGGACTGCGTGCCGGCCCAGTTGGCGGTGGAGCTTGCCACCTGCACCCGCGCATACGAGCCGCCGGAGACCTCGGTGCCGTTGCTCGAATCGCTGCAGCCGCTGGTGTGCAGCGACACATAGACGTTGGTGGGTGCGGTGAACGATTGTCCGCGCAACAGCCAGTCGATCAGCTTGTTTTCCAGATAGTCGGACATGGACGTCGCGCCGGCGGGCGCGACGGATACGGCGGCGGTGATCGCGAGCAGCGCGATCAGCAGCAGGTGTTTAAGGCGGGTTGAAAGGGCTTTCATCGGCGGTTTTCTCCGTGGTTGAATTTGGTGCGCAGGCCTTCGTAGAAGCGCTGGATTTCCTCGACCTGCGCGGCGTTGGGCTCGGCGACGTTGAGGCGATTCCAGGCGCAGTTCTCCATCACCGCGGCTGCGTCGACGGTTTCGGCGGCCGCAGCGGCGGCTGTTCGGTGCCCGGTGTCGGGCGCCACTGCTTCGGCGGTTGTGCCAGGCTTGGCGGCAACGGCGGCAGTTGCGGGCAAGCCGGCACGGTTGCCGTCGAGCATGCGCACAACATCACGAGGCACAGGGCAGCGAGGCAGGCGCTTGAACTGCGCGCGCAGCAGGTCGAGTTCTTCATGGGCTTTCTCCAGTTGTTCGGCTTTGCGGCGCAGGCTTTCTTTCTCGGCGTCGTCGGCGAGCCGGTAGCCGCTGCGCTCGACCCACAGCGCGGCCTCGACGGCGTCGGCCACGCGTGATTCGTTGGCCGCGCGCTCGTGCAGCTTGCCGGCGTAGAACGTCACCGCGAGCAGCAGCGCCACGGCAATGGCGGCGATGCCGTATTTGGCGAAGAAAGCGACGACCGGCGCGGGGACGGGGATCATTTGAGTGTCAGCCGGTGCGTGGTGGTCACGCGCAGCAAGGCGTTGATGATGGCGATGACGATCGCGACCTTGGGGTACACCGCCGGCGAGAAAATCTGCGCCAGATATCCGGTGCCGACTTCCAGCGCTGCCATCACCGCGACGAAGCCGTTGAACCACAACTCCCGAGACCGCCACCAGACTTTCGTGGCGGCCTCGGGTACCGGTGCAGCTTCGCTCTTGGGGGTATTCGGTTGATCGCTCATATGCTCACGGCTCCGGGCGGGCACTGGCGGCGCAGCCTGGCGTTTTCCGCTTCCAGCGATTCGATGCGCTCGATGGCGCGCTCGATCAGGGAGGTGGGCACGATGATGAAGTCGCCCGACTGCGCACGCGCAGGACCGGAAAACCAGATCACCACCGCGAAGATCAGCAACACGCCGAGCGCCGTCACCAGCGCCATTGCGCGCAGCGGGTGATTGTTGATGGCGCGGCACGCCTTGAACTCCCACCAGTCGAGCAGCCTGTCGGACTGGCGCCGGAGCCAGAGCAACGCGATGCCCAGCGCGAAGAGCACGCACAGCGCGAGGTTTTTGGGCCTCCACCACGGGCCTTTGAATCCGTCCATATCAGCCGCCTTTCCACTTGCGGTACGCGTAGGCCATGCGCTCCGCGTAGTTGTTGGCCCGGTAGGCCGGGCCGTTGTAAATGAGGGCAAAGTCGTCCCAGCGGTGGTCGCGCAGCTCGTCGTCGAGCCGCATGGCCTTGACGGTGTTGACGAAGCAATCGAGGTGCGCGCCCTCGGATCGATACATGGCGTTGATGAAATCCTGCTGCGACGTGCAGCCGGCGATAGCCCAGTTAAAGCCCATCACCTGAAAGTTTCCCCAGCTCGCGCTGGCCAGCGCGGCGGTGCGGTCCAGCGCGACGGCGCGCTGCAGGCGCTTGTGCTCGGCCAGCCCGCCCAGGTAGTATTTTTTGGTCCAGCGCGGGTAGGAAATGTCCGGGTGCGAGGCGCTGTAGCGGCCTTGCGTCAGCGCGTGGAACCAGTGGCCCTCGAACAGGATCACCGGCGTGGTGGCGTCGGGTAAAAAGCCGCCATCTGGCGACTCGACCTCTTCAACGGCGCGGATCGCCGCGACTTCGCAGCCGAGCGCCGCCGCTGCGCGCTCGAAGTCGGCGTCGGTCAGGAGCTTGGATTCAGCATCACGCATGCCGCGATGCTAGGCATCGCGCCGAACGTATCAAACGTGAAACTTTTCACTTGCTGCCCGGCGTATTCGCGCGCGCGCGAGGGCTAAAACAACTCCGGGTTGCGGGCGCGGACGTTGTCCGCCTGCAGCTGGCGGAAACGCCGTTCGCTGATGCCCAGCCGGCGGCACAGCTCGGCGGTATTGCGGCCGTTGTACTCCGCCGCGATGGTGCGGCGAATGACCTCGGTGTCGAACGAAGTGCCTTTGGGAATGTAGAGCTGCAGCCCGCCCCATTCGCGGCGGATCAATTCTACGGCACGGCGCGCGGCGGCGCGCGCCTCCATGACGTTGACGCCGCATGCCTGAATCTCCGGCACGAGCTTGGCCTCGAGGTCGGCGAACAGATCGGGCAGATGCGGTTCGTCAAGGGGCATCAGTGTTTCACCTGCTTGGGCGTGAGCTCATAGCCGGCGCTGTCGGCGACGGCGTTCAGCAGATTCCAGTCCACCTGATTGAACACGATGATGCGCTTGTCGTCGGTGATGCCGGCCTTGATGCTGTTCCAGTCGACGGTGACGACGGGCGCTTGGGGCGTGCGGATGACGGGCGGGCGGATGATCCACCATGCCACGAGCAGGCCGAGTGCAAAGCCCACCAGGAGGAAGCCGTACGCTTCGCTCACATACGCCTCCGCGCGTCGAAGGTGAGCGCGCTCACGATCTTATGCAGCTGATCGGGCGCGCAAAATTCCAGACGTTCCACGTTGAACATTCGCTTGATCATGCCGGGCTTGTCCTGAGTACCTTCGAGGTACGACCGCCCGCGCCCGGCGGCGCGCAGCATAGCGGCGATCTTGCGCAGCATTTTGCGTTTTTCCTCGGGCGCGCGGTCGATCCAGCCCCACTCGGCATTGCCGGCGGCGGGCCGCGCCGGCGCAAAGCCGCAGCGCTTGAGGTGCTCCAGCACGCGCTGGCGGCCGGCGTAGTCGAGATCTCCCGACGAGCGCACTCGGGCGCACGCCCACAGCATGTCGCGGTAAGTGGCGTCGTCCATGCCGAGCTGCTTCTTGGCGATGTGGATTTGCGCCAGCTCGCGGCGGCGGTGGTCGGGGGCGGCGGTCATGATGCCTCGACGATCTCTACTGACTGGTTGTGTTTTAGCATGTGACGTTTCATGGCAGTGAACGACGGGAAGGCCCAGCTATATTGAGTCCCCATACCTGAATACTTTTGTGCGGCCTCTTTTTTCCCGACGATGCGGGCCATCCTCGCCTGAAACGTGCGCCCGTGAATATGGTACTGCCGCGCGTACATAAACCGGCGCCGTTCCTCGCAGTCTTCTGTTATCCACTTTCCTAAAAATGATCCGTTCACGTAAAGCGCGATGCCGTAGCGCAGCTTGCCCACTGGCGTAACCTGCGCCGTCACGTCGAAGCCGTCGCACTTGAATTTAGCACTGCCGAACGCATGCGACAGTCTGACTTCGACGTCATTCCATTGCCGGTCGGTGGGCTGAACGCGGTGGGTCACTTCGGCGCTCCGTCCTCTTTCTTCACCCAAGGCACGGTCGCGGCCATAGGCGTCCACAGCAGGCGCACGAATTCGCGCCAGTGGCGATCGGCGGCCTCCTCGTCGCCGGCGCGCACGGCGGCGGCGCTGGCGGCGAGTGCGGCTTCTTCAGGGGCTTGCTGTTCGTTGCTCATGAGAAATGTTTGCTCCATATACGTTCGATCGTGTCCGCCTGGCGGGGCGTGATGGTGGCGGTGTTGTCGCCGCCGCTTGACCAGGCGACGACGCTGTTGATAAAGCCGTTTTCCCACGGCGTGACGTCGTCGGTGCCTTCCAGGGCGGCGATCTGCTTGATCATGGTGCCGAGGCTGACGGTGCGGCTCATGCGACGACCCGTGCATCTGCCACCGGCGCGCGGTAGGCGTTGCCGTGGCGGCCTTCGCGCACGCATTGGCGCATGTTGGTTGCCTGCGTGCCGCCGGCGAGGTGGTCCGGGTTGACGCAGAGCGTGTTGTTGCACAGGTGCCGGCATACCGATTTGGTGGTGAGCTTGCGGCCTTTGATGCCTTTCAGCACGACGCGGTGGGCGAACTCTTTGGAGACCTGGCCCTTGCGCGGGCCGCGCGTGAGGCGTCGTGTGATGCGGCCGTATTTGTAGCCTTTCTCGTTGGTGGTGGTGTTGCCTGTCCACTCCCAGCACGGCGTGCCGTTATAGAACGATTCTTTCGACAGCACGGTGTTGGCGATGACGCGGTCGATCAGGGTTGCGTACTTGAAGGGCATCAGGCGGCCTTGCGCAGATCGCGGCCCTTGGGCGCGGTGAGGTGCCAGGTTGAATGCCCGGCCGGCGTGTTGTGCGGCTCGTAGATCGTGAACGGGCCGTTGATGACCGTCATGACCCGGCGCTCGTTGTTGGCCCGGATTAAATTGCCGACGCGTAGTCGCAGAAAGCCCCATTCCTTGCAGCGCGCATTGTGCGCGAACAGCGACCACGCCTCTTGGCCCGCGGGCACGATGATGCGGTGAAAGGTGTCGCCGTTGACCACGTTGAACCATCGGCGGGTGTAGATGCGCTCGCGGCGCTGCTCGTAATACCAGCCGCTCAGGATCAGCGACGCGCCAAAGCGCCACGGGTGATCGTGCACGCCGTCCGGATCGCTGCCGATGAAGCGGTGGATGTAGACGCGCCAGCCGAAGGCGGTTACTACGTAGTAACGCTCCATGAACTTGACGCCCTGGTGCGCGATCTCCTCGACCGGCAGACGCGCGGTCAGCCATAACAAGAATTTCAGCATCACGAGTTGTCTCCCAATGGTTTGCTGGTCATGTGCCAGCCGTTGCAGATGCCGCAGTCGTAGACGCGCAGCGTGGTGTGCGGGCGGTTTTTCATAGCGGCGTTGGCGAACCGAATCGCCTCGCCTTCGGTGCGGTAGCGCGTTTTTCTCTCGCAGGACTTCCACACCCTGCGGCCGGCTTTGTGGGCGCTGTGGTGGCTCACCGCTTTGCCCTCCCGACGCATTTCTCGAACACCACGTAATGCCGCGCGCGCGCTCCGCGCCCGGTGGTGACCAGTGCCACGAACACTTCCTTGATCACGCAGCCGTCGACCATCTTGGGCGGGCTGGGCCACAGCCAGTGCAGGAAGCCCACGCGGCCGCCGGGGCGGGTGTGCTCCAGGCAGAGTTTCAGCAGCGGGCCGGGTTCGGGATAGGCCGCCGATCCGGCGCGGTAGTTGGCGGCCTCGGCTTGGCTGTAGGGTGTGTCCACCATCATTGCTGACCACTTTTTACGGGTGTCGCGTTGAAGCGGAAGACACTCGCGCACATCCATAACGTAATCGGGGCTTGTCTTCGCGTCGATATCGACGGTCTTGTCGTTCGGCCCGACGCCCGCGAACGGGTAATCCCGCACGCGGCCGCTGCAGACGTGCAGGATCGGCTCGTCGATCTGCGCGCCCAGCATCAGGCGGCCGCGCTCGACAAAGCCCGCCGGATACGCGCCGTAGTATTTGTGCTTCGGGCGCGCGAGGATCATCACGTCGGTGATGGGGCGGTAGGTCACGACGTCGCTTCCTCGGTCGCGTCCTTCAGCAGCGACGCCACCAGCTTGTCGACGTGGCTGTCGGCGGGCTTGATCAGTATCTCGTCGCCGGCGTCCTTGACGGTGACGCCGATGCGCTTGAGATCGGCGGCGGCGAGCTGCGACAAGGCGGCTTTAACGGGCGTTTCAACGGTCTTTACGAGGACGTCGAATTCGTCCGCGAAGTGCTTGCGGATCAGCTTCACCACCTGCTCGTCGTTGTCCCACTCGATGGCACCCTTGCCTTTCTGGAAGCCGACGCGGATGCCGGCGATGATGACGCTGCGCGGCTTTTCAAAGCAGTGCGGCGCGGCGTCGATGGCGGCCTTCAGTTCGGCGTGGGCTTCGGCCGCGGCGGCGACGCGCTTTTTGATGACGCCGATGTGCTTGCGCTTGAGCGATTCAATGCCGTCGTTGAGTTCGGCGACCACCTGCGCCAGCTGCTCGCGGCGCTTGGCGAATTCGGTGGTCTTGGCTTCGATTGCTGCGATGTTGCTCATTGCTCTTTTCTCCTGTGTTGCGGCCATCAAGCGCACCGTCGCCGGTGGGGCCTACGCGTTTTCATGTGGGCAGCTTCATCTGCCCGACCAAATCGGGGATCGATACCTTGGCCATGCGTGACGCGAGCAGCAGGCTTTTTAGTGCGCGCGATTTCAAAAATTCGCAGGTGGCGGTGACGTCGGCGTCGGTCTCGGCCATGAAGTAGCCCTCGGCCGGCGTGCCGCAGACGTGTTCGCCGTCCATGCGCAGTTCGGTCACCAGCGCGCGGATGTGGCGCGGGTTGCAGTTGAGCGCCTTCGCCAGATACTCGGCGCTGGCGCCCTTGTGCGCGCCGATGTGGCCGCGCAGCACGGACAGCAGGTCGTGGCGGCCGACTTCGGCGGGCGGGCGGCGCACTTTTTTGACCAGGGCGTCGATCTGCTCGCGCACGGCGGGCGGTACGTTGTTGCTGGTGGGCGCGGGCAGCGCCGTCGGCATAACGCGCGCGGGCATGGCGTCGAGCAAGGTCTTGGGCGCGGGCCAGTGCTCGCGCGCGCGGGACAGGGTTGCGAATCCGGCGGCGACGCGCGCGGCATCGAGGTGCGATATCCATGTGGTGTTGGCTGCCATCAGCGCGTGCAGCCACACATCGACCACGGCGTTGATGGTGTCGGCGGCAGGGGCGTCCTTCAGGCGCAGCACCAGCAGCGCCTGCAGGCCCTCGATGACGGCGTTCTCCAGCCATTGCGGCGCCTGTTTAGCCGGCATCGTTCCTCCGCTTGCGTTGCTCGAGCGTGCCGACAGCCTTGGCCACGGCACTGGTGGGACGCGCGGGGGTGTCGGGGTCGGTGTCACGCACCACCATCGCCTGCACGAGCCTTGCCTCGGTGATGACAATTTCAAACAGGTAGCCGTGAGACTTCAACGGCGTGCGCAGGGTGCCGGCATCGCGCGCCTGCAGGGTTTTTTCAAGGGCGGCGGACCATGCGGCGAGCGGTGCTTCGTGCACGCGGCCGTCGCGCTCGAGGCGCCCGGCTTTGATGGCGGGCAGCAGCTCACCGAGCAGCGCGGCGACGCGCGGCCAGGTCAGCAGCCGCTTTTGCGGCCGGAACAGGGCGAGGTAGCGCACGATCTGCGCGCCCAGCGGCGCGGCGTTCAGCGCAATCGCCAGCGCCTGCGCGGCAGCGGTGTGCTCGATGACGGTGTCGAGGCTCATCTCGGCGCCGCAGGCGGGGCAGCGGATGATCATTTGAACGCCACCGTGCGGGCCTGAATGTTGAGGCGCGGCGGCTGCATGCCGAGCGCCCGAGCCAGCGCGCGCGAGTCGTAGGCCGGGGCATCGGGCCTCAACAGGTGGCATGCGTCGGCGGTGACGCGTTCGGTAAGATCGCCCACGTCGCGCGCAAGGCCGGCCTCGGTGGCGCGGAACAGCCACGCCCTGCGGCGGCGGGGATTGGGCAGGCGCTCGACCAGGCGTTTTTCGAGCAGGGCGAGCATGTACATGTGGGTGTGTGCGCGATAGCCGCGCACCTGGCGCGAGATCACGGCCTCGGAGCGCGCGGTGTTGTTCACCTGAAATGCGGCGAGGATCAGGCCCATGTGATACCACGCTCGGGCGCCGGGATTTTTGCTGATGCCGGGCATTACGCCTCTCCCGCGTCCAGCGCGCGCACGAAATCAACCAGCGCGCGCGCTTTGACTTTGGCGATCTCGGTGCCGTCGGTGAGATCGACGAGTGCGCCGTCGCTGGCGAGCGCCCAGCGCGGCGGGGCGGCGCCGATCATGGAGAGGCCTTTGTCGGTGATCGCCACGCGCGGCTCGATGGCGTGATGTTTACGCTTCACGTGTTTGCTCCGCTTGCCCTTGCGCGCGCGGGCCGCGGCGCGAAAGCCGCGCAACTTCTTGCCACCGCTGCGTTTGGCCCGTTTCTTCCTCGCCGAGGGGGCGGCGTCCTTTTTCAGTTGGGTGGCGCCCGCGAGCGGGGCCAGCCCAGCCTCGGCGTAAATTAAGGTATCGCGCGCGCGATCAGGCGGTGGCTTCATGCATTGCACCGCGCCGGCCTCGACGAGTTCCCGAATCTTCGGCGAGATGCTGCCGGATGGATACCCGGTGATTTCGCGCAGCCGCTTTTGCGAGACCCATTCGCCGGAACCGATCAGCGTGGACAAGATCGCTTGTTGCACCGGGCTCATGATTTAGCTCCGGCGATGCGACGGATGGGATGCACGGCGGTTTGTGCCGGTGGCTGTGGCTGCTGCTTGGCGGCGGCGGCCTGCTCGCGCCGCACGCGCGCGAAGGTCTTGCGGATATCGGTAGCCTCGTGCCGCGTGTACTTGAAATTCGGGTCGTTGATCGATGCCATTTGCACCTCCTCAGATGAACAGCGCCAGCCCGCACAGGCAGGCGATCCAGAAAACTGGGGCGTCGCTCATGCGGCCGCCTTGGTGTTGTTGGGGCAACGCGCACAGGCGCGGCGCAGTTCGACACGCAGGCCGTTGGTGGCGGCGTAGCGGCGGGTGCGCGAGTCGACGCACTTGCGTTTGGTGATTTCGCCCAGCACCGGACAGCGCACGGTTTCGTTCATCAGCTCGCCGCGCACGCGGGCTTCGAGTTTGTCCAGCCGCCCGGTATAGGTGTTCTTGAGCGCGGTGCTGATCATTGCGCCCGATACGCCGAGGCGCTTGGCGACGTCCGACTGCGACGAGGCGTCGCAGGATTCCGCCAGCACACCGACCCACTCTGGCGCCGCTTCGCCCCATGCGGCGCGCGCCGCATCGATGTTGCTGCCGCCGTTTTTAGTCATTTTTCAGGTCCTTGTTGACGGGCTGCCACATCACGTCGCCGGTGTTGCCGTCGATGACGCGCTTCGCGCGGTCGATCATCGGTGCGCGCGGGCCGGTGTTGCGGCTGCGGATGAATTGATAGCCGGCCGGCTGCGGCGGGGTGTTCTTCGCCGCGAGCTTGCACGGCCGGGTGAGGCGCACGTAGCCGGCCTTGAGCAGGTACTGGAGGTAGCACTTGGCCTCCTCGACGGCGATTTCGCTGCCCCCGATGGATGCCGAGGCGCAGAGGTCATACTTGGTGAATTCGCCTTTGTTCGCGCGCATGGCGTTCCACATCTGCTTGCGGCCGGCGCCCTCGTTGGTGGGCTTGCCGTCGCGGCCCACGCGCGGCGCTTCGACGCCGACGTCGCGGCGCAGTTCGTATAGCTGCAGCACCCGGCGCAGCGGTTCGCGCTGGTGCACGGCGGGGCCGATGTAGCCGGCCTTCTCAAGGCCGGTCAGGTACGGCGCGACGGTGTCGAGGCGCTGCTCGGACAGCACCATGATCTCGGCGACGCTGAATGCGTGGGCGTAAGCGCCGGCGCCGATCTCGCGGATGGCGGCCCACATGCGGTCGCGCGGGTTGAGCGCGCCGGCACGCTGGAGGCGGGCGCTACGCCTCATACGCGCACCCGGCGCGGCGCTTCGCCGCTGTAGAACGCGCGCTTGCCCCAGTCGTCGAGGCCGATCTTGTTGACGCCCGCTTTCTGGCAGTGGTCGCGGATCATGTCGAGGTTGACGCACACGCGACGGGCGACGCCGCCTGCCACATCGCGCACGCGCGCGAGCAGATCGGCGTGGATGGCAAGGCCGGGGCAGTAGTAGGCTGCCAGGCGCTGGGTGTCCTCGAGGTTGACCGGCTGCGCGAGCTCCCACACCAGTACGCGGTTGTGGACGCGCTCGTGCTTGAGGAGCTTGCGCGGCAAATCTTCTTCGCCGATCAGCAGGATGGTGGTGCGCGCCATTTCATGCAGGTCGCGCAGCAGTTCGATGCAGCTGCGGTCGACCAGCTTGTCGGCTTCGTCGACGATCAGCGGCCGCTGCGACAGGTCGAGGTTTTCAGCGGCCTGTTGCATCATCTCGGCCACGGTGCGGCCGGGTTTGATGCCCATTTCGTGCAGCACGGCTTCGATGAAGGTTTTTTTGGTGAAGAACGAGCGGCATTCGACGTAGAAGCCGTCGAATTTGTTGGCGCAGTAGCTCGCGGCCATGCTTTTGCCGAAGCCGGAGGGGCCGGTGAAGGACACCAGTCCGGGCAGGTTCGGCTCGCGGTTTAAGGCGCGTTCAAGCGCCCTTGAACAGAGCATGACGTTGCGCGTCATGGTCCAGCGGCCGTCGGACTTGCCCGGCGTTCCGCCCTTCTCTAAACTCAACACGTCTCCCATGCGATTCTCCTTTTGGGTTGGGTGGGATACCTGCACCGGGCTGTTCGCGCAGCGCCGGTGCGCTGTTTCATGCGGTCTTCAATTCAGGGAAATCCTCGGCCATGCGCTCCATCGAGCGCCACTCGGCCGAGTCCTTGTAGCTGCGGTAAAACTCTGCCTCGGCGTCGGTCAGCGCCTCGCCCGATTGCGCGCGGCCGTCGAGCTGGTACCAGCGCTTGTAGTTGCGTTCGGGGTCATCGATGGGCACCACGCGGCGCGGCGCGGCGGTTTCGAGTTCGGCCTGCATGGCGGCTGCTTCTTCGGCGGTGTCGGGCGCGGCCGGCAGTACCGGGCGCTGCAGCGGATCGCGGAATTCGCCGCGCACGACGACGTTGTCGCGGGGCGCTGCAGGTGCCGGAATGGTTGACGGGCCGGCTGCCGCGTAGGCCTTGGCCACGTCGAGCACGCTCATGCGCACCTCGGCGGCGGCGGCGGTCTTGATGGCGCGCTGGAAGGTGCTGCGCGCGCGGCTGTGCTCGCGGCCGGCGTTCTGGTCGTTGAAGCCGGCGGCCTGCACGCAGTCGGCAAAGCCGATGTAGCGGCCGTCGTTGGTGTAGACGTGCACGCCTTCGTGCAGCCGCGCCGGATCGAAGCGCGCGACGATGGCCTTGCCGGCGTAGTCGATCAGATCGGCGTGCCAGTAGCGGTTGGCCACGCGCTCGCCGACGACGCGGCCGGCGTCGAGGGTGAATTCGCCGTTGCGCGTGCTGGTCTTGATCGGCTCGGTGGCGAGCAGCCACAGGCGGCGCTGCGCTTCGGTGGCGCGGCGCGGGGTAAGCGAGGAATAGGACTGTTCCCACACCTGGTCGAAGCTGCGGCCCTGGTGCACGGCGCCACGGCGGCCCTCGCGCGCGTTGAAGGCGGCGATCTCGCGCGCGATCACGCGGGTGAGGTCGGCCAGTTCGATGGTTTTGGTCTTGCCGTCATACTCCGGTTTGTCGACCGGGCTGGCGCCGGTCCACGCGCCGGCAAACTCGGGGGCCTTGTCGATGTATTCGCCGACGCCGCCGACGCCGAAGGTGCGCTCGATCGGCTTGGCCTGTCCGTGACCAGGTGTGGCCCAGATGACGCCGACGTTCATCAGCGCGAACACGCCCAGCGGTTCGTCCTCGCGCACCTTGAAGCGGAAGCGGTGCTTGATGCCGCCGGACATGGTTTTGTTGGCGGCGGCCAGGGTGTTGTCGAGCAGCACCTGGTTGGGAATGCCGTATTGCTCGACGACGTCGCCGAAACTCAGGCGGATCACGTCGGTGTGCTCGGTCTTGTCGGTGCGCCACGCGATGATGCGGCTGCTGTGAACGTCCTGCCAGAACCACGTTTTGGCGCGGACGACTTCGCCATCGGGGAAGCGTACCCAGACGTTGTGCTTGTAGCCGTCGCCGTTGATCACATCCAGTGCGGCCAGCGCGGCCTTCAAGCGTTGCTGCGCGGGATATAGGGCCTTGGCGGCGGTGGTGCCTTCGCGCTGCATGGCCTTGACGACGCGCGGTAGTTTTTCGAGGCGGCGCAGCAGTGTGCGCGTGGACGGAATCGACCAGCCGCGCGCGGGTGCGGCATCTTTCAGGCGCTGAATGCAGGAGGCAGCGGACGGCCGCTCGCGCCGCAGGTAATCGGCCTTGAGGGCTTCCCATGCCTCGGCGGACATTTCGGCATTGCTGGTGCGGCCGGTGTAGCCGGGGCACAGCATGAACAGCCAGAGGTGTTCCGGCTCGCCCTTCACGGCGGCGGTGAAGCGCCACAGCGTGGCGGCGGACAGTTGATGTTCACGGCATACGGCTTCGACCACGGCCTTGTGAGTGAATCCGCGCGCGCGCAGCGCGTGATACTCGCGCACGGCGGCAAGGGCGGCGCGGGCTTTGTTCTTGACGGCGTCCGATTTGCTGTCGAACACGGCGCCCAGGGCTTCGGCGCGGGCGTCGCCCGCAGGCGCGGCGTCGTTGGCGGCGGCAGCGCCGACGAGCTGGGCGGCGAGCGCCGCTTGCGTCTCAACCGGCAGGCAAGACAGCGGATATTCACGGCCACCGCCACGGCCCGCGCGCGCGCGTGACGGCCATTGCTGAGTGACGGCGGTGGAGCGAACGCGGCGGCTGGTGCCGGGCATACCAGGCAGTCCGGCCAGCTCCTCGCCTGAGTAGTGCGCCTCGCCCGAAGCGGTATTTTTATTGTTGTTCATGGCCTCGTTCTTCTTATGTGCGGCGGCGTACGGAATGTTTAATTCCGAACAGACATGATGCGGATCGTCGAGGGTGTTGCTGGCCATTGCACCGGCGTCAAGAGAAAGTGTCATCTCAGCCCCCTCGACAGGCGCGCTTTCAATTTGGCGCGGCGCTGCTTGATGCGCGCCTCGTCAACGTCCAGCCGGCCCATCTCGGCGAGCAGCGCGTCCTCCCCCACAAGAATGCGGCTGCCGCGCTTGCGGCCGAACAGTTCCTGCAGGGCGGTGCTATCGCATGCGGCTTCCATCGCGGGAGCGAACTGGAACGGGAACCGCCATGCCTCTTTGCTCTCCGCGGTCCACGCGTCGATCATGGCCTTGGTGATTTCGTGCCCGGTCAGTTCGCTCATTCGCGCTGCAAGGTCGTAACGAGAGCGGATCACTTTGCGATTTATCGAGTCCGTGATCATGTCGGCCAGCGTGGCGCACAGTTCGGCTGCGCAATCGAGGCTTCCATTCACCGGCGCCGGTGCCTGGGGCACTTCAAAGAAGTCGAGCGTGCGCTCGTCGACCCGCTTCATTTCTTTGCCTCGCTCAACGCGATGAGCGCGTGCCGCTGCGCCGGGGCGGCTGTAGCCGCGCGTTTCAATTTTTGTCCCACGCGGTGCAGCGCCGATTTGCCGATCCGGTAGCCCCGTTTTCTTAGCTCTTCGGTGATGGCAACGTAATCACTGAATCCGTTGGCTGCGAGGCGCGACTCTATTTCGCGCTGCACTTCCACCGGGAGGCGGTAAAAACGGCACGTTTGCATGGCTATGCGGCCCTCCGCCGGTAGACATTGACCGGGGCATCGCAAGTGCTATGCTTGATCTTGGCGATCAGCCGCAGCACCACGTCGCGGGCCTTGGGCGTACCGTCTTCGTTGTAGCGGGAAGGCCAGATCGTTTGCGGGGTTACCCCGATGGCCTCGGCAATGAGTTTTTGCATTGCCGGCCACGGCATATGGAAAACCTGCGCCGCCGAAGTGGCGGCGTAGCGGTTGATGCGGGAGAGGCGGCTCAAGCTCATGCCCGCCTCGGCAAGGCGGTACTTGATGTAGTTGGGTGACCAGTCCTGAACGTCGGCTTCCGGCGGGGCTGGTTTTTTTAGCGTGTCTATTTTCATAACTATGAATAGACAGCACGATAAACCAATAAAGTAGTTTGTGCAACTACTTTATTAGTGTCCGAGTTCGACCATGCCGAGAACGCAATGAGGTCATGCGGTAATTACAAAAATATATAAATTAATCAAATATTTATGATTGTTATTCAAATTATTGCGCCACGTCCGAGTTTGCGTCCGACTTACCCTTTAGAACTCGGACGCTGTGACCGTGGCTGAGGGAAAAACTAAATATTTAGGTGATCTCCTGCGCACCGTGCGCGGCAGGACTCAGTTATCCATTCCGGCGATGGCTGAAAAGCTGGGCATAGACAAGAACACGCTGGGCGGCTACGAGAGGGAGGAGCGGCTGCCGGATTTTGAATTCCTGGCTAAATTTTCCAAGTTGACCGGGCACGACATTCAGAAATTGATTGAGGCTCGTATGCGCGCCTCCGAGCATGCCCCCGCTTTCCAGGCCGCGTTGAGGTCAATTAGCTCCGCCACGCGGGCTGTGGAGTCATTTTGGGCGAGGCGTAGTGGTGTGGACCGGGCGACCCTCGGGGACATGCAAACGGCCGCGTTCAATGAGGGCCTTGACTTAGACGCTCTGGAAGATCGTTACGGGGCTATGTACCCTGTTCCGGCCAATGTTTTGAAGCAGCCGCGCCCTGGCTACGTGTACCTTCCCCTCAAGGAAGTCGAGGCGGCAGCTGGCGCTGGCTCTTTAATTGACGGCGAGCGGGTGGTTGACGTGCTGGCGTTCAAAGAGGAGTGGATACGCCAGGAGCTGCACGCTCGACCTGTCGATCTCGACCTGATTTACGTCAAGGGCGACAGCATGGAACCCGATCTGCGCGCGGGCGACATTATCCTGCTGGATCACACTGACACAATGGCTCGCCGCGAGGGGGTTTACGTGATTAGAATGGACGGCGCGGTGCTGGTTAAGCAGCTGCAGCGCCTGCCAGGTGGTGTGGTGAAGGTGATCAGCAGGAACCCTGCCTACGAGCCGTTTACGGTCACCGTGGCGTCGATTGAAGATCCGAATGGCTTTGCCGTCATCGGGCGCGTGGTGTGGGCGTGTCGTCGATTCTGAGAGGGGGGATATATGCGAATGTTGGTCGCGTCTATTTTTTGGCTGGTTGCCGTTTCCTGCTTCGGGCAAGAACCATTATCTTTCAAGGGATTACAGTTAGGCGTCGCCGCCAAGGACGAGCTATTGAAGCTTTACCCAGACGCCACTTGTCCTGGATCCGGTGACCTTTGTTGGTTTATCTGGGAACAGGCTATGAGGGATGATAGCCATGAACGTTTAATGCGTCGGCGCCCGGATACTTCGGAGGCGCGTCAGGAGGCTCTCGCTCGTTTTAATCAGCAGGCGTCGGTGGCGGGGGCTAGGGCCACTGAAATATACTTCTCCCTGCATGACGGGCGACTCCATAACGTGCGCGCAACTCCGCCTTCCTCTAGCTGGTCAATCGTTTCTCAGGCATTCATCGACCGTTACGGGAAGCCCTTGATTGATGAGTCATCCGTCATTCAGACCCGCGCCGGGGTAAAATATGAAAACAGGAAGCTAGTTTGGCTCGTGGGCGGCGGGCAGATTGCGGTTGAGCGCTACAGCGGTGACGTAACAAAGTCGTCACTGGCATGGATGACCGACGCGCATATGGCCCGACTAAAAGAGAGGGGCGAGCAGTCGCGTGCAAAGGCGGCCAAGGACTTGTGAGCGGAGGTACCTATGGGCACGAACCAAATCATGGCTCATTGCCGCAAATGCAATGCACAGACTATTCACCTGCAGCAGGGTACCAGCCACGTTCTCCACCTACTCCTGTCGCTGATCACTTTTGGAATATGGGTGCCGGTCTGGGCACTTGTTGCAATCAGCAACAGCGGTCAGAAGCACTGCACCCAGTGCGGCAAGTTGAAGGGATTGTTCGGCACTTGATGGGGCGATCTTTTCGTACTCAAACCAAATGGCGCACGGCGTCGATGTACTCAAACCATATGGCAACAGACGACTATTCCGCACCTGTTTTTAATGCCGCCGGGCCCTTACTTTAAGCTGTTGTAAATACGCCCGTTTTTTTGTTTTTCTATCCCGTTATCGCGTTCTGGCGGTACTCGTTTCGGCTCGTCCCGCAGTACTCAAACCATGTGGCCCCTCACACCGATTCCTGCAGCCGGGGTTCAATCCTTCAGATGAAAGGGATTGAAATTGGTCTGCCGGTCGTAATAGTCCTCGTTTTCTACGCGCTTCAGCCATTTGACCACAGCGTAGGTCAACGGTGTGAACACGACTTCGACCAATACCTTCAGCGTGAATTGCGCGAGCATCACCACGGGCAGCTTGTCGTCGGGGATGATGCCGGTACCGTAAAACGCCAGTGGATAGAACAGCGCCGAATCGACGGCTTCGCCGGCGATGGTCGAGCCGATGGTGCGGCTCCATAAATGCCGCCCCTGGGTCATGATTTTCATTTTCGCCAGTACCAGCGAATTCACGAACTCCCCGCAAAAGTAGGCAACCATGGACGCCAGCACGATGCGCCAGGTTGATCCGAATGCGATTTCGTACGCGGCCTGGTGCTTCCAGAAAGGCGCGGGCGGCAGGGCTACCACGATGCTGGCCATGATCGATGCAAACGCCAGTGCGGCAAAGCCCGACCAGATCACACGACGTGCGCGCGAATAGCCGTAGACTTCGGTGAGGATGTCTCCGAACACGTACGAGATCGGGAAAAACAGCACGCCCGCGCCGAACGTCAGCACGCCCCACAACGGCAACTCCACCTGCGCGATTTTTGCGGGGCCAATCAGGTTGGAGCAGATTAAAACGGTGACAAAGGCCACCATCACCAGATTGAAGTAGCGGTACTCCCGCTGCGGTAGCGGAGGGTTCAT